ATGCATTTTCTTTGGGCTTTAATTGTTGGCGCAATAATCGGCGCTATTGCAGGTGCGATTACAAGCAAGGGCAAGTCTATGGGCTGGATTGCAAATATTGTTGCTGGCCTTGTCGGTTCCTCTTTAGGGGAAGCACTCCTTGGGCACTGGGGTCCTCAGTTGGCCGGAATGGCCATAATTCCATCGATAGTCGGAGCAGTTATTATTGTCGCTGTTGTATCTTTCTTTGTTGGCAGATCTAAAGACTGACGGGAGGTCGGACTATGGACGCATTAAAATCGGTTTTTAAGTTCATGGTAGCAAGCACTTTTCTTGTTGGTGGTGTCTTGGTAGCTGGTACAATTTGGGCAGCTAAGGGGATCGACAAGGCTGGAGATAAATTGCAAGATTCGATTCACGATTGATAGGTGTTCTGGCCGTCCATCATGGACGGCTATTTTTGTGCCAGTAACTGGTTCTGATATTCGTTGTCTAGTGCAGCCACGACCGTACCTCAAGGAACAGTCGTTGAAATTGTGTCAGAACGCGTCTGTCAGCGCCGTATTCAAAGTGGATTTGAGCCACTTAGGACTTTTCCAGAACTCCATTGTTCCAGGTCAATTAGATTGACCTTAAATCCTGATGGCTCTTGCCCATAACGGATTATCAGCACACAAAAAAACGGGCATTTCTGCCCGCTAGATGAAAACGGCAAGTCACGTAGTCAGCTTCCAAAGCAGAACGATCTGCCGGTGAAGTTGTCTATTTTTGTGGCTACGGAGTACAAACGCTTCGCGATGATGAGCCACGGTCTGTAAAATGCGCCACCGGTTAGCTATGCCGTGCGTCGGTTAAAACGGATCTACCCGCTTATCGCCTAGGACTGTCTTAATTATATCATAATCTATTGGTTATTGATACTATACGTCTGCTGCGAACAAGCCACGTAGCTGCTGGATCATGCTGACCACTGAATACGGTGGTTCTTGACTCGCCGTGCTGACCTCACCCCGGTTTTGATACCAGAATTCGGTCATCATCGCCACGGCGACGTCGAACTGTGAATATTCTTCCAGCTTGGCAATGTCTGCGGTGCTGTCTACCGCATTGTGGACGTAGTCTTGAGCGGCTGTAATGTAGTTTTGAATGAGTGTGTCATCAGTATCAGTCTGCACACGCAGGCTATTTTTAATGTTATCAGTAGTGACAGTCATGTGCTCATCTCCTATATAAAAATAGGGCGTACCCCAAGGTACACCCCAGACTGTTTCATTAAGCTGCTGGCTTGGTTACCGGTGTGATGTCAACAATTCGAGCAGCGTCTGGATCAACCACTTCATAGTCGTTGCGAATGACCACGGCCAGCCCTTGGCTGTAGCTGTCGAACCGTTCCCACTGGGTGTTGACCTCGTTCTTCTGGGCTAAGAAAATTGCTTGAGAAAAGTCTCCGATGATGATCCGATAGGTGCCCGCCTTATCAGTCGGCAATACTTTGTTAGCAATCACGATCACCGGTGCACCGAACAGCTGCTTGCCAGATGGTGCCGTGATAGAGGGTTGAAGCAGGTAGCGACCTTCGCTGTCCTTGAGGGTGTCAAGGTAGTTGTAGGCGTCCTGATTAACGATCACAGACAGGGACAGCGCCGGGTCCAGTTCGATGTTGAACGTCTGCTTGATGTCGTCTAAGCCGGTACCGGTGATGTGCTTGAAGTTATCGTTGGTGCCCGTCTTGCCAGTCAGAACGCTGATAATGTTGCTATTGTCCGTGTTTTGTACCAGCTTCTTGAGTTGATTCTTAACCTCGGCAACAATATCAACTTCACTGTCTTCTACCAGTTCATTAGACAGATAGATCTTGCCAGCACGGGTCGCGACTTTGTAATCGACACCGCGGAACAGGGTCGCATCGATCTCCGGAACGTCGGCGAGTTCTTCCTTGGTGGCCAGTACGCCGTTGTTGGTGAGGGCGATCGGGTAGGTGCCGACTGGGGTACCAACTTGCTTTACCGTCACGTATTTAGCCAAGTCATAGTCGGATTTCTTGAGGTTCCAGACGTCTTCAATGACTTCTTGAGGGACGACAGCACCGGCGGTGGTTGTGGTCAGGCCGTCACGTTGCTCACCCATGCTACGAATGTAGTCTTCGTAGGCCCGCGATGCGGTGTATTCTTCATTATCAATAATGGTTTTTTCAGTCATGGTTTTATCTCCTTTTTCTGGTTGTTCAGTATTAGTTTTCAGCCACTCGGTGTAGCTGCGTTTGTCCACTTGGACGTTGGTATCGTCATACGCTGGAATAGCTACCAGTGAGACGTCAAACAGGCTCTTGACTTGCTTGATGGTACGGATCACTTGGCCACTGTCGTCCTTAGTGAACGTGTCACCATCGGGTGCTGCGTTGAAAGTGAAGCTCATGGCTGACAGGTTTCCAGCTTGGACGTTCGTGTACGCATCGTTGGCGGTGGTGGTGTCGGGGAGAGTAGCTTCAAAGTGAAGTCCCTTGTCGTCTACGTCAAGTTGTAGGGTGCCGGCTTTAGTGCTGGCGAGGACCTTGCTAAAATCGTGATCAGATACCAGATAGACGTCTGACAGATCCACGCCATCGAAGGCACTAGGATCGACGACTTCCTTAAAGCCACCTAGATCCTTGCTTGGACTATTGAAGACTACGGCATAGCCGGTGAGCTTCTTGGGTGTATCATTTGGTGCGGTGCTTGGATCCTTTTGGTCTTGGCTGTCGTCTGCTGTGGTAGGATCAGCGGCAGTTAGATCAGCGTCAGGATTCAGGCGCTTTTCTACGTCATCATTGTTCATTTGACGCACTTCCTTTCTGTTTATCTTGATAAGTGACAAGGTTGCTTAGCGGCGTATAGTTCAGGCTGGCCATGATCTCATCTCCACCGGGAATTGATGGCAGGTTCAACTTAGCGCGTGCTTCATTGGTGGTCAGCAGTCCGCCTTGCAGCCCCTTAATGGCTAGTTCTTGCATCGTCGTGGGGTCAGCACTGAACAGCTTGTCTGTGTTAAAACTAAACCGGTTGTCACCCGTTGACAGCTTGGCGTCCATCTCACTAGTGAAGCAGGTGAAGTATTGCACCAGCGTGTTTTGCAGATAGACTAGGTTTGATTGCACGGCGTTAGAGTGCTCGCTCTCAATACCTAATCGATCTAGTGGTAAGCCGAACGCTTTGGCAATCTGTTTCGTTGTCCAATCGCTAGAATTGACTAGATTCAGCACGTCAGTATTAACTTCGAGTTGCTTGTAGTCCATATCATTGTCGAGAATGATGGTCTTGAGGGCATTGTCACCGCTGTTAGCAGTCTCAAACTTTGATCGGATATTCTCCTTGGCCTTGGCATCGAGCTGGGACTTGTTCACCTTGAGTATGCCAGTCCCTTGGACACCGGTATCGAAGAAGCCTTTGAGTAGCTTGTGTCCCGCATGTTGCACCCGAACTTCATCATGCAAGCTGTAAAGAGGCGATAGGCCCTTGTATCCGTCTTGTGTGAAGCACTTGAAGTGCAATACCTCGTTGGCGCTTAAACGCTGTGAGCGACCATTCTGGGGCGTATACGTGTAGCTGATAATGCCGGTCGTATCGTCTTGCTTGACCACCATTTGGCTGTTTGGAACAAACTCGAAGCCGGTGACTTGTCCGCTAGGGTTCTTAGTAACGCGTGCGAAGCTATTACCATTCAGCAGCATGTTGGCCACTAGGGCAAACTTGAACGACCATGCTGTCATGTGATCGTTAGGGGCCTTGTTGAGTAACCCGCTGATACGCTTGTCATTGTATTCAATCGGGTTAGTCGCGAGGTCGCTGGCAATCACGCGCACCGCCGTAAATACGTCCGAGTTTCGCAAAGCATGAACGCCCACATAAACGCCGCTGTCGTTGCTCGTCATGCTGACAAGGGCATCTAGGAACGGTTCGCTGTTGTCATCGCGAGGTTGTGTTGTGTCATTCGTGAAAAAGCTCATTGTTTCACCTCCCTTTGTTGAAGTTGATGATGACTGCGATGGCGATCAGGGCTGCGCCGATTGCTACCATGCCAACGCCACACCCGAACAGCCACCAGATACCAGTGACGATACAGATCATGCCTAGCAGTAATAGCACGGTCTGTGCGTTAAAAGCTGAAGTCATCGCCCGAATAAAAGTCATTGTCCGCTACCTCGCTTTCTTTGTTTTGATCCATGGCAATGGTGTAGGCATTCATCAAAGCCGCTATGGGGTCGATCCGTGTCGCATTGTGTGCCTTGTCGATGATCGGGTTGTTGTTGGCGTCATACTTTAGAATGGCGTTGTTCACCGCATAGGCCAGTAGTTGGTTGTCTGCGTGCTTTAGGAGGCCGTTAAATAGATCATCACGGAACCGCACAGTCGGTATTGACAGCGTGCGCTGGCCTTGGCGTACCTCAACCATTGGCAAGTCTCGTTTCTCAAATTCTGGCAGTAGGTAGCCGAATGACCACGGATCGTAACAGATGGCGCGCACACTCCAGTGGTTCCGCTCGATTATGTCGAGAATGAAGCGTAGCACCTCGTCATAGTCGATCATGCCGCTGTCGAGTTTGGTAATGCTGCACTCGCCGCGACTGGCGCCACTGATGTAATCGAACCCGTCACGTTTGATTTTCTCTTCCAGTCCGTACTTAGTCCCCACGAATGAATGGCTGTCAGCATACAGGTAGCCATCTTCTGGAACTAGCCATGAGATGCTGGTCAGGTCACTAGACTTGGAGAGGTCCAGCCCGATATACACGTCTTTTCCTTTGGTGTCTGGCGGCTCGATAGTAGCTTTCTCCCAGTCGTCCAGACTGATGTAGCTGTCTGCTCTAGCTGATTGCCACATGTTGAAATTCTTGACGAGGATCGGTCGCAATGTTCCTTGCTTGGCTGACAGGTCCACGTCTGCTTGCAGGCTAGGCCGCATTGTCCTTGCTCTTTCAGCATTGGCCAGTAGTGGATTGGACTTCTCCCAAGTCTCTGGTGAAAAGGCTTCGTCTTTGCTATCCTGCTCAAAAATGGCAATAAAATACCGATCAGCTTGTTCGCGACCGGTTAAGATTTTGGAAACGAATTTGTATTCCTTATACATTGGGCCGTTCATGTCTGGCCCCGTCGTTGAGATGACGGCTAGTAAACTGTTATCACTGTTGATCTGGCCAGATTTGAGTGTTCGTAGAATCTCATCGGTACGAGCTAAGGCGAATTCATCAATAATAGCCAAGTCACTTTGATAGCCATCTAGGCTGTGCAGATCAGACGCAAGCGGCACGGCTCGGCTGTTGCTCGGCAAGTCAATGATCTCGTTGCGGTTAATCTTCAAACGTTCTCGCACAGAGGTAGAAACTTTCCAAACTTGACGTAAGCCGCTAGACAACATATCGAATGCTAAGTGTGCTTGAGCGTTGCTGTTGGCTGTATAGACGATCTCTCGGTTCATGGCTGGCTTGTTCTCCCTGAGGAGATACAACGCACCTAGATCAGCCATCAGGAAGCTCTTACCATTCTTGCGTGCCATGCTGATGTAGGCTCGATCATACCGGCGGTTGCCGGTTTCCTTATCACGCCAGCCGAACAGCTCTGAAATCAACCACTTCTGAAACAGCTCTAACTTGAGTGGTGACCCATCACGTGCCGGCATCAGTTCGATGAATTCAATGGCTTTGTTGGCAAAGTCCTCATCGAAGTAATACGGCCATGGGTTCTTCTTGCGCTTGCTGGCTTTTAGGTCTCGCCGATAACGTCTTGCAGCTTGCTTGATTTTCTTGCCGGCCACGATGTCGCCGCTTATTACCTTGTCGGTATATTCAGTCGCATAGTTCATTGGGCTATCAACTCCGCGAACGGGTCGTCAGGCTTCTTCTTAGTCTCGCTCTTCACTGCTAACTTAGCCCGGCTGTAGACGGATAGACCCAGCAAGTCATCGATGCGGATCATCTGGTTCGTGGCATCTAGCTTCATCTTCACGGCCGGATTGGCTTTCACGCTATCAGTGGTTTCAACCGTCATGCCTTGCTCTTTTACAAGCTCGGCCGCTTTCTGAATGTCAGAATAGGCTTGGCAGTGACTGGCAATCAGGGCAGCGTCCAGTTCGCTCACTGGAATGTCTTTCTTGAGTAACGGCACAATACGTTGCCACTCGGTCACGGCATAGTCATCAAGCCATGCAGGGGGCTGCTCAACTAATTCTTGATAGGTAAATAATGATTCTTCCATGTCGCGCCGATCGGCGAGCTTCTTCTTGCTCATCGTGCCACGCATTTGGGTAATGGATTTAAGCGGTGCGCCCATTGCTATCGCGTCCTTTCTTTATAATTTGGATCAGACTTATCTAATCTAATTATAACACGAATTTTCTAGTTTACATAATTAATTACGGTAATCACTGATTTTCAATGGTTAATCTGGGATGCTTGGTCCCCATGACTGCATGACCTAGCCCCCATAACTAGATGGGGATAGCGTGCGGCGTCTTCGACTTTCGTCTTCACGCCATGGCAAGTGTTGCACAAGCTTTGTAGGTTGCTCTCGTCGAAGCGTCGGCTCCAGTCCACACGTATCGGTACAATATGATCTACGACGTCGGCTTGCACGTATAAGCCGTTGGCCTTGCATCGTTCACACAGCGGATGTGCTAGGCGATAGGAATACGACAGCTTGCGCCATGACTTGGACTTGTAGAATTGGAAGTAGCGACCACCGATCTCTTTGCGGTGTGCATAGCGTTCGTTGTCGGACGCTCGCGGTTCTGGCTGGTGCTTGTCACAGTACCGTTGATTGAACGGCACCATGGTGTTGCACCCAGCGTGGTTACATAGCTTCATGATCATGCCAATACGCCTGCTTGTTGCTGGTCGACATAGTAGACGCTGACTACTAGCTTGTGGTGTTCCATTTCTAGAAGTTTATTTGCTGGCTCCTGATATACCTGAATACTTTTGACCTCTACCGAATGAATCGCAAAGAATGCTGTCAGCATGCGGTTGACCTCTTTCTCTGTTCCTGCTACTTCAAATTCTTTCATAGTTCTAAGCTCCTTTGGTTGTCTTCTTGAGCGTCACAATATCGAACGCGTTCGGATCATCGTCATAGGCAATAGACTTAATTGTGTACAGTGCGCTGTTCAGCTTTATCATCATGCTGTCGTCTAGCGCGTCAGTGTGACGTACCACGATGGCGATGGTGTCCTCTAAGTCTGTGCCAGTGATCTGGTAGGTCTGTGTAACGGTGCGGTTATATGATCCATAGAACAGGGTTCCAGTCGGCTCAAATGTAGAGATGTTAATACCTGCGCCAGTCCTGTGGTTAACTGTCTTACCGATTTCAGCCACCTTGTTCAGGCGGGCAATTGAATAGTTCTTCATGTGATTAACGCTCCTAATATCTCTTATCCTTGACAAGATCAATCATGCGTTCAATTGAACTAATGGTGTCACTTGCTGAGAAACAAAGTTCATGGTATGCAATATGGCTAATGCTTCCATATGAAGATCGTGTCAATAGGTTAACGTGTGAGAATTGAAAACCATCTGATATTTCAAACGTTGGATATACTTCGATTTCATAGCCTTCACGTTGCTTAACAATGATGAACCAATCTTTTGGTGTCATGCTGCGCACTACGTAGTGTTCCTTCACAAGCGCCCCGAGTTCAGTCCACTTGTCCCGATCGTGGTTAACGTCTAAGAGTGCTGCTCTGCGATATGCTGTTTTTGTCATTTTAATTTCTCCTCGCGTATAGTTTTAAACTTGTTTGTCTTTTACGTGGTCCACGTGGTCCACCCGGGCAAACGCCGGTATATCGGCGTTTTGAGTTACAGCTTACGTGGTCCATACCCGGTCCATACCCGGTCCAGTTTATTAGCTGTAAATGGTGGACCACGCATGGACCACGTATAGCCCACGTAGGCAAAACTCGCAATCCATTGCTGTGCCTGGGATTGACCACGTGGACCACGTGGACCACGTTAGAAACTAGAAAACTATATCCGCACATACCCATGTGGCCGGTTTCCGTGGATGCGTAACCTTTGCGCTTGCCAGCCTTCCATGTTGTCCATAATGAGCTTGATCCGTTTTGCGTCAGAGTTTGTACGCCCCATCAGGTAACGATCCACTGACTTGTCAAACACCACTTCCATGATTTCTCTTGTTGTGGTTTGTTGCAGTGGTTGTAATTCACCGGCGTCTAAGTGCTGTTGTAACCAAGTAGCAACATCGCCGTTATGGTCAATATGCGTGTGAAAGAAGCTGGCTTTTAGGCTCAATGACAGCTTTTCCCAATTCGACGGTACTTTCATGTTGAGGAAGTCCTCAATGGCCTCTTTCATCGGGTCCACGGTCTCTGCTTCCTGTTGATATGGTTTCGCCAGTTGCATCAGCTTATCGTCAGCAAAGACACTCTCACCTGCATCCACCCATGTTTTGACCTCTGCCAGTACCTGATGTACATCGTGGTTGATCTTCGGCACGCTTTCTTCATTGCGCCACACCACCTTTGTGGGCTTTGTAACGCCACATCTGATAGGGAAGAAACGACGTTCACCAGTGGCGTCTTTCAAATAGTCCTGTTGATTAGTGCTACCAATGAATACACACTTGCGTAAGTGTGGGTATACGTAATGGCTATAACTGCCGCGATATGAATCAGACTGGGCGCTAATGAAACTCTTAGCTGATTCAATCTCGGTCTTTTTCATAGCGGAAAGCTCACCGAGTTCCATGACCCAGTTGCCTTGTAGTTTCTTGTAATCCTCATCGGTCTTGCCCATCGATTTCAGTGAATCGCTGAACTTCTCCGGGAATAAGTTACGAGCAGCGGTGCTCTTGCCTAGCCCTTGTTTGCCTTCGAGAATTGGAACGAGCTCAAACTTGCAACCGGGCTTGTAGACTCGTTTCACTGCACCAGCTAACCACTTGCGCGTCACGATGCGTGTATATTCGCTGTCCTCGGCACCTAGGTAGTCGATGAAGTACCGTTCAGCTCTCGGGGTGCCGTCCCATTGTTCCGTTTCGATCCAGTCTTTAACCGGGTTGATCGACTGCTCTTTGCCAATGTTGACCATCGCGTCTTGTTCGTTTTGCTTACTGAACAATATATTGTGCTTGCGTTCAATGTATGAGCGGACGATAGCATCGTCTTCATCGGTCCAGAATCCTTTGCGGATTGGTAATCCTTTTGCGCCTTTGGTCTTGATGAGTAACTCTGAGAAGTCGTCCCATGCAATCACTCCGGCAAAGCTAGGATCATGTTCTATTAGCAGTTGTAGGTTGACGACTGAATCTTTCTTGATCCCACCGTTACCGTCAACCTTGAGTTCTTCTCGCCACTTCTCTTTGCCCGAAAAGTCGACACTGACCACTTTGTCAGCTTCCTCTTTAATATCTTCTGGCATTGTTTTAACCAACGGCACGCCTCCTCTCTTCGGCTTTCAATACTGACTTGAAAATCTTGTTCACTTCGGCTTCTGGTAGTGGGCTGTCTAAGTAGCTGTCGTTAGTGGTAAACAGCAAGTTATACACTGTTACTGGGTCTGCACCCGTAAAGAACAGCTTGCCAGCAATCCTAGTTAAGAAGTCGTTGCGGTTTCCATTTCCAGTACCGGCTACCATCTCGTCGAGCAGGCGACCGGACCAGCGCTTTCCTGTGTAAGCAGCGGAACCCAGATTCGGGTTCGGATGGTTGACACGCTGAATCTCAGTAAGTAACCACTGAGGCGCGGGTGATAGCTTGGTGATCTTGTGCCCTTTAAGTGGTTGATACATGCCGTTCTCGCGAATGCTAGGAAAAACCGGCACGCCCAGCGCCGTGTAATCGAGACCGGTTTTCTCTCCAGACTTGGAGAACAGATCGGCCCGACTAGTTAGCTTGATATTCTTGGGATAGGTGAAGAACATATGAAGTCCACCGTTTGGGGTAGTTTCAATATAGGTAGACGGTATCTGGCCAGCGCGCCCATCAGCGCTTAGTTTTGCCAGCGATTCATTGCCATCAGCGGCACTCTTGTGGCCCATGTCAATGTCGAATACCAGCATGCCGTCAAGTCCTAGGCCGATATTGTAGTCCGGGTGTTCACCCCACCATGCCTCGGCTTGCTTAGGGTCCGTGGTAGCATCCTTATACCCGTGTGAGCCTTTGAGCGGTGTTCTGGTGCCTGGTGCTAGGGGATAGACGGCAAAGCCGTGTTGCTGGTATGAGAGGGCCATCTCAAGCATTGTCGGCATCGGGATCACCACCTTGCTTCATACCAGCTTCTAGCAACCGACGGCTGTCGATGATCTTGTCCATCATGCAGCTAAGTAAAGCTTCGTACGTACCACTTGAACGCGTCACTTCTAAGAGCACGCGTCCTTCATCTTTTTTGTTAATACCGCCACTTGATAAATCATACAGAGCCTGAATTTTGTCAGATAGTGCTAGGCCAATGTTGCTTGCGTCTGTTAGAATTACGTTAACTTCTCCCAAATCATTAATATCCATCATAAATTGCCTCCATTTTCCTTGACAAAAGCATCTAACTAGAGGCAAGCTAAAAAGGAATATAGATCTTTTCGCTTGTCTTCTTCTCGCCTTGAGTTGCCGCTCTTGGCGATTTTTTTGTGGCTTCAATCAGTGAGCGCTTTTCGGCTTTTTGCGCTTGCCAGTACCGATCACACTCGGCATCGGCTTGCACGTAGTCTCGCCACTGAAATCCGAACCTTGTGCTAACCATTTTCGGCATGACGATCGTCCTCCGAGAATTGAACGTAAGCACCGCAGACAGCCCCAATCAGGAATGCCATGCAGAGTGCCGGGACGGTGAGCGGGTGGCTTAGTAGCCACGCAATGAGATTAATCATCAGCGGCCTCCTCGTTTTCATACAGCTTTAGGATCTCCGATACCCGCAGCAGCTCTTTTGCAGCCGTGATTGCCAGCTCACTGTTGGGGACATACTTACCGCCAACCGTGACATTGCTGTCTTCTGTAATGGCCAGAATGTTGAGGTTAATGTCGTCCATCAAGTCTCCGAGTTCGCGGTCTAGTGCCATCTCTTCTTTACTGAATAGCTTCATGATGTTGTGCCTTCCTGACGCTCCTGCGCCTGTCATAAGTTGCTTACAATTTGCCGCCTGCCCAGCGTGATTATTTGCCGTTGTTCTTCATGTAGTTGTCGATGTCTACGGTATTGATCCGCTTAACGCCACCAACCACTTGCATCGGCAAACCTTTTCTAGTCCAAGACAACAGTGTGTTACGAGCAACACCGGCATAAACTGCTGCTTGTCCGATGTTCAACTTTTTGGATTCTTCATGCCGTGGTGCAAGCTCGCTAACCGCTTGGATCACTTCCTGATGAATACGGCCTTGTAGCTGCTTGTCGAAGTCCTCGGACAACAATAGTTCTGCTTTCATTGAAGCCATTTGAATTCGCCCCCTTTCACTCACAATATGAGAATATCATAAACTCACATATCGTGAATGTCAAATGAAATCACATGCTGTGAGTCAATGTGCTATTATCAACTTTGAAAGAAGGTGAATTCGTGGAAAATAGGCTTGCACTTTTACGTAATGAAAAGGGATTGACGCTTAAACAATTGGGGAAAATTCTTAACGTTCGAGACAACACTTTAAGCCAATACGAAACAGGAAAAAGAAACCCTCAACTTGGATTATGGGAAGAAATTGCTGATTTTTTTAATGTCTCGTTAGACTATTTATTAATGCATACTGATAAACGAGACTATTCGTTTTCCTCAACTGAAGATGTAATAGATTTGCTAACAAAGTTTCACGATAAGAAGATTTATTATGATAATTTGTCGAAAGAAACTGTTCTAGAACTGTCACTATGGCTGTTAAATCATTTAGATTTGTTCACCGATGGTCAATATAAAAATCTTCTTGACGAGGTAGATGGATTAGTTAGATATGCTTCGTCTGAGTATAAAATGCTTAATGAATACTCTAAAGAGAGAAAGAAGCGAGAAAACGTTAAGCAGCAAATAGTCGATTCTTTGGATTATGAAGAACCGTACGACGTTCTTCCAAAACAAGTATTAGAGTTCATGAGGCTTTCCGATCGAAAGGGCTGGGACGTCGCTCAAAAATATTTGGAAAAACTCGACAAAGAACCAGATCCTCCGGAGGAATAATTTATAACCAATTCGTAGTTATCGTGGCCGATAACTCGGCCGCCACCTTTTACTCGAATTTGAGTAAAACTCTCCAATCTAACACCGCCTGCCCAGCGTGACGGATAGGAGAAGAATATGGCATCAATTAAAAAGTACGCAACGAAAGACGGCAAAGAGTTCTGGCGCGTTCAGGTCTTTGCTGGTAATGATCCACAGACTGGCCACAAGAAGTACAAGGTGCGGCGAGGGTTCAAGACAAAAAGAGAAGCCACTGTTGCAGCAGCTAGACTTGAACTAGCAATCAGCAACGGTGACTTAGAAGAAGAAAAGCCAACACCCGTGTTCTTTCGGGATGTATATGAGGAGTGGTATGGAAACTATATTAATACGGTAAGAGAATCTACGTGGGCCCGAACGGCTGGCATGTTTGACAACCATATTCTACCGGCATTTGGTGATAAGCGGATCGCCACTATAACCACTAAGGACGTTCAGAAGGCTGTCAAACAGTGGTTCGAGTTCACGTCAGCGAACTATAAGCGTTGGTATAACTATGTTTCATCGGTTATGGACTATGCAGTTCGGCAAGGGTACATGGACAAGAATCCAGCCAAAGCCGTTGTGCTACCGCACCATGACGATCTAGCGGGTGATGAGCCTGAGAACTTCTGGACTAAGGAACAGATGAATCATTTCTTTTCTTGCATTGACCAAGCAGCTCACTTCGACATTTTCGTCATGTTTAGGGTATTAGCCTATACCGGTGTTCGACGTGGTGAGTTACTAGCGTTGACTTGGAACGATGTCAGTTTCAAAGACAACAGCGTGAAGGTCAACAAGACACTGACGCAAGGCGATAAGGGACGGCAAATAGTTCAGGCGCCAAAGACGCGAGCGGGGCGGCGTACAATTCCGGTAGACAACCAAACGATTGCGTACTTGAAGCGATGGCGCAGAATTCAGCAGAAATCGTTCTTAAGACTGGGCATCAATACTATTGGGCCTGACCAGTTGTTGTTTACCAATACTAAAAACGGTTATCAGTCATTGAACACGCCCTCAAAGCGTCTGCATAAAATTCAAGATGATAATGACCTCACCCCAAGGATCACTATCCACGGGTTTCGGCACAGTTTTATATCAAACTTGTTGATTGCCGGCGTTCCTGTCACTTCGGTACAGAAGTTGGTCGGGCACACTGATCCGACTATTACGCTTGGCGTGTATGCTCATGTCAGCGCGAAACAAGAATCGGAGGCCACTGCTGCACTTGCCAAATATATGCAAAATTGA